ACCCTTGTGACTCCCTAGATAACCCTTGTGAAGTGCTAGGAATCGTATAAGTGCTTGATCAATAGGACGTTACGAGGTTTATCCACAGATACCTTGTGAGTACAGGAAGAACAGATAACGTGACTATAACAAACGGACAGACGGACAGATGGCCCCAGCAGACTTATCCACAGGCTTATCCACAGGCTCAGCCGTCCTGTGACGTCCTGTATTGCCCTTGTAGCGACCTACCTGACCCAATGCCCCGGTTTATCCACAGGTAGCCTAGAGTTATCCACAGGCTGTCCAGCGTATCGAGCAGCCTAAGTGTTATACTATAACATAAGTGCTCAAGTATTGACCAGATACCCTGACTTATCCACAGGTAGCCCATGCATCTCGATGTAATGTTATAACATAACACTTGAAGAAGCCTGCAATTAAGCAGGTTATCCACAGGCAGATCAAAGGTTATCCACACCCCACCCCCGGTAACGAGCTGCGCTCAGGGGCCGGAGGGGGAAGGGGAAGTCCCGCTAACGCGGGGAGGCACCACACTATTCGACATCAGAATTTCGATCTGGAATATTTATAGTTGTCAATTCATCCCATTTTATTTCTCGCATTTCATAGGACGTCCTAGAACGTCCACAGAGCTGCACAGGACGTCCACAGTTCTACCCGGTACTACCGGGCTACCATGTAGAGCAAGTGAACTTGTGCAACCCTACAGTGACGTCATGCTGCATTGACTCCGGGACATCCCAATACGGGATTACGATGCTCGGATTATAGAAGTGATCAGCACAGCTAGTCACTTTACTTCCTGTATAAGGCCAGTCGTTCTCGACTTCCTTAGCAGCTTTGATAGCCTTTCTCCAAGAAGGAGAAGAGGAGGAAGGTACTGGAGTGTCAGAGAGACCATCGTACTTCGCAGTCCACTCGAACTGCCACGGTTGATACACAACTTCACAGGCATTGTCAGGCCACCTAGGGTCTAATACCCTACGCATAGTAACCTCAGCAACTGCCAACTGTCCGTTGTACTCTTCACCTCTAGCTTCATTCCACACATTCAAAGCTACGCACAACAGCATAGTTTCTAGCATTACTTATTTCCTTATCTAGGTTGTGGTTGAGCTATAGCCCTGACCAAGGCCATGAAGCCTGTCTCGATGTCGGTCTTAGCTATACTTACCCAGCGATTAGCATTAGATCTGACTAGTCTAGCAGCTTCCTCGGGGTCGTTAGCAGAGTATATTAATTTGTCTTGAACCTCTAGCTGTAGCTTAAGGCACTCCGCTTCTAGCTCTTTAGCTCTATTAATCAAGCTTATCTCATCTTGAGTAAGCTCCCGGTATCCACTAATCTTACGGTGTTGGTTATCCATATTAAATCCTCATCGTTGTTACGTTAAATCCTCATAGTTACAAGGTCTCGAAGGAAGAGTAGACTCTTACCCACACCTCGGAGTATATCTATAGGGCCGGGGAGTACCCAACCAAGGGCGAAGAGGAAGAGGAAGAGAGCAGGGACATTCTGCACACTGATAGCCTCTGCGTTCCAGCCTTCGCTCGACACGCCGGACTTAACCTGTTTCACGTTCGACACGCCGGTATCCTTCACATCTACGCTACTGTCTTCGACACGCCGGTTAGACACTACCGCATCACCTTCAGTGTTGTTCTCCTTTCCCACCTGCGCTGTCGCTTCGACAGAAGGAGCTGAGCCACCCGCAAGGCTTAGGGCTGACCCAATGCCCTGCATCGCGCTGCACCCGGTCAGGAGGGTGCTCAGGAGCACTGAGAGCAATACCCATCTAGCGATATTAGCACTACTTTCTTTCTTCTTTTCAGGCTCCATGCAAATTCTCCCTTGAAATTATCCTAAACGAAAAAAAGCCCTGCCCAATTAAGGACAGGGCTACCTATCTAATCCGAAGAATTAGGCAGGAGTAATATTAGTAGTGCCATCACCACCAACAAGAATCCAAGAATCAGTGGGCTGGTCGCCCTCGGCTGCGTACAGGTTGTAAGCACCAATGCCATCGGAGCCAATGAAGCAAGACCCTTCGCTCTTACCTGACAGGTAAGCTTGGTTAAGCATAGCTGTTGCATCACCTAGTTCGGATTCCAGTACAACGGTAATTGGAAAGGCTGAAGCCTTAGTATCAAAAGATTTGTTCTGAGTTAGATCACCTGTAATAGGCATAAGTATTCTCCTTCTGTTTAGTTCGGATTAAGAATCTGACACGACCTCCGCATTCCAGAAGGAACTTGAAGCCTTGGACACCCATTTCCTCAGTAGAGGAAAAGGAAAAGGGGCTAGAGCATCATCGACACCTAGTAGTCATAGGACTACTGGACTACCTAGGACGTCCTAGTATTCCTTATCTCCCTTATGGCTTCCCTCTATAGTCCGGGTTAATGCGATAAGTCGTGCAATTTCATTGAGTTACCAGCGTCTTTTAGGCTGGGTCTGTTGACGTGCAAATCTGTTCTTCTTGTTTCGGTTAGTACCACCTTCAACGCCTAGGTACTCTCTGCGTTTTCTAGGGTCTTGCATGATTTTCTGCATCTCCATTGCTTCACGATGTCTCTCTTTGTCAAGCTTGGAGCTGTAGTCATAATCAATTCCCTCTACCAGCATACGGCAGGCCGAGGCTAGAGCTTCTACTCTGTCATCGTGCTTTACGCAATTCCTAGCATAGGTCATGTTGCTCATCTGAGAGAACAACTGGAAAGTCTTTCTTGTCTCGGCAGGATGGTGCCTTGTACTCTGTGCATCCTTGTCAATCAAGTCTCTGTTCACGATGATACGGTGCGAAGACATAAGAGGCTCTAGTGAATCAACGATCCTAGCTTCCTTCTGTCCTTTGCTGTAGTCATCTTCTACATTACAAGGGTGTTCTCTTTCAAACAAAGGCTTCAGTACGCTCATGTGAGCACCGTGACCAAAGTTCTTCTCTATGTAAACCTCTTTAACGCCTGCTGATTTAGCTGCATACACCAGCTCCATCAGTGGTTCTTCCTCGTAACCCCCGGCTATACCACCCATATCATACAGATACAGTAGGTTGCCAAGCTGAAATACGATAGCATAAGCGGTCTCATCCCCGTTAGCACCTCCCAGCAATAACGGCAATCACCCCTTATGATGCTTGCGGTTTCCCCTAGCTACCTTACGTATGTTCTCTCCTTTGTAAAGGTTGTGCTTATTACAGAATGTAGTTAGGTTAAAAACCTTGTACTCATTCCCTTCAGGGTCTTTCAATAGGTACTCTGTTGCACCGGAATTATGTGCATCCTGTCCTTTGTGGAACTCTGTTATCGTAGAAAGCCTTTGTCCTTTGTTTATACGAGTTTCTTTACCTATGCTGCCGTTGCATTTGTTCCAACCCCCTTCCGCTATATTCCAACCAATACCTTTATCGGGCCTTAGCTGTCCTTCTAACCGTAAGCAGTCTTCTTCAGTACCTACCAATAGTACATCTATGTTAACACCTTCAACAAATAAACCGTTTCTCCTATGCTTGTACAGGCGTCTCCTCAAATTGCAGGTTACTCCTATGTACCCATCTTCTGTCCCAGTGTTTTTGTTCAGGTGGTATACGCAATGTTCTCTCATGTTTCAATCCTCTCTTGGATAAATGAAGGGTGTTACCCCCAATAGTTAGTTGGGCCTCTGTACATTGCTGTACAGCTCAGACTATCTCTTACATCCTTGTCCCACCGTTTCGGATCACATGATCCTACTCCCTTTCGGGATAGTCGTTACGCACTGCTCGAAGCATCCTGCTCGTCATAGCATTGGCACGGGATTGCCTCAGTGAGGTGTTCCCCGTTTAGATGGGTTTAATGCGGGCAGAGGTTCTTACCCGCAGGGTCAATGTACATCACCTTGCGCTCAAAGTTCTTCCATTCGTATGGTTTTTGGGATAGGATTGTAGAACTTGTCAGTCTCACGGTTACCCGGTTTGTGCGGTGTCTGTACTCTATTCTCCGGGCTGTTGTTCCATATGGGCTGCACTGGCCCCTCCTTATTCCCGAACGCTGTCACGATCAGATTAGAGGGCTTCAGCGGGAATCGCTCTTGATCAGATAGCCGAGTGTTCAGCATGAACTGCAACTGGAACTTAGACTTCCCTTGGGATACTTCCTTCTGAGATAGAGTCTCATCATCAAACATTTCTGGACAGGTAGGTGCTCCCGATCTTCCAAGTGGGCCATAGCCTGTTCGGAGGGAAGGTACATCTGTCATCTGTTCTACGATGCTAGGTGCTAAGAACTCACCATAGGCTTCCTGTTCTTTCTCACTAGGGTAACGCCCCGGCCAGATACGAACATCATACCCACGCCCCGGTAGATTGTTGTACATAGAGTCCATTGACTGAGGAGTTCCTAAGTAAAGTATGTCACCTGTTTGGTTGATACTCTCGAACTCTTTTGCCTGCTCTTCTATCCACTCTCTACCTGCAACTGTTCTGCTGTTCTGCAATGATTCAATGTCATCGGGTATCAATAGGTCTGCACGAGCACCCTGAGCACCTGATGTTATACTGTAACATGACACTGAAGGTGACTTGTCTCCTCCCTTGAAAACGTGGTGTATGTCAAAGGCTTCGGAACTATCCCGATCCCCACTTGTTCTATCTGGTAGCATAACCTCTAGGAAGTCGATCTGCTTAAATATCTTAACTACCCACCCTGAGATCTCAGTAGCTCGCTTTGCGGTCTGAGAAAAGATTACTATCCTGAAGTGCGGCTTATGAAGTAGAGTAAAGGCAGCAAAGATACCAGCCAATGTAGTCTTAGCTTGTCCTCTCTGTGCCTGTACCATTCTGTACTTCTTGCCCATCAGCATATAAGATAGGATATCAGCCTGAGCTGGGTTAAGATCAGGACTTCCGGGTATCAATTCATTAATGCAGATCTGAGCGAAAGAGAGAAGGCCAT